AAAGCTCCTATGGGGCATATATCTCAAATATGAGAAGAAAGAAGAATGATATATAATCCACAAGGGCTTATTAAGATAGATAAGAAAATTTCTTGAAATAATTTTGGAACTATTGCTTGACATAGACCTAGCCATAAGAAAGAATTAAAAAGAGAATATACAAACTATCCTAATGATGTGATAGATGATATTCCTGAAAAACCTACTACTAAAAAACTACACACTTCTGAAAAACCTGTGCAATTATTAGAAAAACTTATATTAACACACTCTAATAATGGATTAGTAATGGACTGTTTTATGTGAAGTGGTAGTACAGGAGTTGCTTGTAAAAACTTAAACAGAGATTTTATTTGAATTGAACTAGATGAGAATTATTTTAACATAGCAAAAGAAAGGCTAGCTATTTAATATAGCTTATATACACTAAGTAATTTGACTTTACATCTTCTTCTAAAATTTGTAAGCTTAGTGTATGTAACTTGTATTTAATAATAAAATCATTATAATAGACTTATTAACACTAAGTCTTTTTTTATGCACGAAAGAATACATATATGATGTTCTTGTAAAGCTTGTAGAACACCTTGATATAGGAATAGCTTTAGGCAAGACCAAATCAAGATAGGACATAGAAAGAAAAGAAGATTATATAAACAGCATCTTAAAGTAGGAAATGATGAGGTAATTGAAAATGCACTTATATATACAGATTAACTAAGCCTATTATGAAGCCTAGAAAAATAATTAATAAATGAGCTATATTTTGATACTATTCTGTTATAAAAGAAATTGAATGACAAGAGGTTAGGAGATTTGAATGTATCTGCATCTGTTGAAATATTAGGAATGTAAGATTAGATAAATTAAGATGAAAAGACAGTAATAGTTGTTGATGTATTAGAAAGAGGTATAAGTGAGGACATTGAATGACTTGAACTAGATTTTATTATATATATAAGAACTTAAAGGCTAGATGTACTAATGAGTGGGCTACTTGATATACAGACTACTGAGAGAGATGAATAAAAAATCTATGGAATAGCTTTATAGATTTTAGAGATGATATGTATAAAGACTATTTAAAACACGAAAAGAAATATTGAACTAAAAATACAACTATTGATAGAATTGATAACGAATGAAATTATCATAAAAGTAACTGTAAATGGAGTACAATTTTAGAACAATCTAATAATAAGAGAAGTAATATAGGTTACTATACAAATAAGAAATTTATTTTATAATAAATACAACTATGGCTTGATGAAGACCACCAAAGATTACACCTGCTGTACTGTCTAAATTAGAGGAGGGATTTACATATTCTTTAACTGATGAAGAATGTTGCCTTTTTGCTGATATTTCGCCTAAAACCCTTTATAGATATATAGAAGACAATCCTAAGTTCTGACAGAGAAAAGAGATATTAAAGAGGCAACCCAATATTACAGCCAAGATGAATTGGACAAATGAAATAAAAAAATGAACATACAATAGTTCAAAAGAATGGCTAGAAAGAAAAGCTAAGAGTGAATTTAGTTTAAGACAAGAAATACAGGCAGAAGTTGAATGAAACATTATAATTAAATTTGATATATAATGGTTGAGAAAATAAAATCATTTGCTAGAGAGATTACACTAGACTTAAAGTTTCTTAGAGCTTGGCAAAAACTATTCTTTAGTAATGCTAAAAGGTTTAATGTACTTGTTATTCACAGGAGAGCCTGAAAGACTATCGTTGTGGTAGTTTTTTTGATATATAAAGCAATTAGACATAAATGAATGTATTGATATATCGCACCTACTTATAAACAGGCTAAATTGATTGCATTTGATTTTCTTATGAGATTTGCCCAAAAGATACCTTGAACTGAGATTAATAAGTCTGAGTTAAAAGTTACACTATTTAATTGAAGCTCTATTATATTATTCTGAGCTGATACTCCTGATAGTTTGAGATGATTAGATTTGAAATGAGCAGTATTTGATGAATATGCACAACAGCCTAGTAATATCTACTGAGAGATTGTCTTCCCAATGATTAATGCGAACTGAGGTTGGGTTGTTTGGATATGAACACCTAAAGGAAAGAATATCTTTTATAGATTATATAATAAGGCAATCAAAGATGATAAGTTCTATGTAGATTATTTAACTGTTGATGATACAGGATTATTAAATGCTGAACAATTAGAGTTAGCGAGAGGCGAAATGAGTGAGGAAGAATTTAATCAAGAATATTATTTGAGTTGGACTGCATCTATCAAATGAAGTTATTACTGAAAACAAATTGAAGAAGCAAGGAGAGAAGATAGAATTAGAAAATGATTATTTGATAGTTTATTACCTGTTTATACATTTTGGGATTTATGAATGTCTGATGCAATGGCAATAGTGTTTGCCCAATTTGTTTGAAACGAGATTAGAATTATAGATTACTACGAGAATAGCTGACATTGATTTGAATTATATAGAGATTTGATGATATGAGAGATAGAGTTTTATTGAAGAATGAAGAAGTATAAATATTGAGGGCATTATTTCCCACACGATATTGCAGTAAGAGAATTAAGCACAGGATTAAGTAGAATGGAAACAGTACAAGACTTATTCTGAATAGACAAATGTGATGTTGTTGAGAAGTTAAGTGTTATGGATTGAATTAATGCTTGAAGAAGAATATTTGAGAAGATTTACTTTGATGCTGATAATTGTGAGATATTCTTAGATAAATTAGCAAGTTATAAGGCTAAGGTTGATGAGAAGAATTGAACAGTATGAAAGCCTGAACACGATGAAAACTCACATTGTTGAGATGCCTTTAGATATATGGCAGTTTGATATACAAAAGCAATCGCCCCTGAATACAGTTGAGGAATAACACAGCCTGATTATTCTGATTATTTATATTAGTTATTAATTTGCCTTTTTTCTCTAAATAATAATACTACGATTATTAGATAATAACTAAACTATTATGGAATTGGATTTATTATGATTAACTAAAGATGAAATTCTTACTCAAGTTTCTGCTGAAAAGGATTTGAGTGCGAGTTACTTTGAAGAAAAAAGACAGCAGTTTAGAGATAGAATTAAACTGATTAACTGACAAGCTAAATGAAAAGATAAAGTAAATATTAATATTGCTTCATCTCAGATTAATACTCTTATTGCCTTATCATATCAAGATGAGCTTACTGTAAAGTTTCAATGAAGAAGCTTTGAAGATTATGAAGTGGCTGATAACCTAGAAAACCTAGCTAGATTTGATACAGATGAGATGAATATGGATTGGAAGAATTACCAAAAAGAGTTTGATAGACTATTCTATTGAGTATCTGTAAGAATATTTGATAACTTTGATAGTAAAAGAAATGTTCCAATGTTTACAGTTCAAGACCCAATGGCTTGGTATGCTGACCCAACTCCAACTTGATATACTGCTCAAGATTTTAGGTTTCATTGATTTGAAAGTGAAGTTACAATGACACAATTAAAAAATGAAAGTTCTGCATTAGTAGCATCTGCTTGATTTTTTAATCTTGATGATTTACAAACTACAATTTCTACTGAAAGAGAAAAGAATTTACAATATAGAAATGAGGCAGATAAATTAGCTTTTCAAAAAGATACTACTGCAAATGCCTTAATTACTATTTATAATCATTATACAATTATAAAGTGAGAGAAATACTTTGTTGTAGTTGATAGTGATTGTAAAAACATACTGAAACTAATTAAATTAGATGCTGTTAATGAAGAAGAAAAGAAAGATGCTAGTTTAATACCATTTCCTGTTGTTCTAAACTACTTTAGACCAAGTAGAGATAATCCTATGGGTTATTCTGTTATGGATTATGTAGAAGACAAACAAAGAGCATCTAGTAAATTATTTAATCTACAATTAATCAAGGCAACAAAAGAAGCACTTGGTTGAGATTTTGTTTATGATGTGAATAAGATTAAGAATAGAGCTGATTTACAAAAACCTAGTATTACTTCAAGATATATTTGAATTAATCTTAAATCAGGAGAAAATATTTGAAATGTTGTACAAGAAGTTGCAAGAGAAAAACTTACACAAGATGTTGAGATGATGAGAAATAGCTTAAATAGAGAAGTACAAAACTCTACTTGAATTGATTGAATTATACAATGAGTTAGATGAGATAGAAGTATTACAGCTAGAGAAAGTCAAACTATACAACAGAATGCAAATCTTAATCTTGCTCTGAATAATAAAGTGAATAGTTGGGGAGAGAAAGCCTTTTGGAAATTATGGTATAGATGTTATAGAGAATACTTCTCAGGAAGTGCAGAAAAGATTGTTAGATTATCTAATTGATTTGGTAGTAATGTTATGAATTTCAAGAAAGTTGATTTTATCACTACAAATGATATAGATATTGATATAATAAATAAATCTGATGAAGATGCTAAAGTAGCAGAAGAAAAATTAAACATACCTAATTACCAAATACTTCTACAAGACCCAAATATTCCAAAGATAAATAAAACATTCATAAACAGGCATATATTAAGAATTAGTGGTACTCCTGCTAATATGATTAAGCAAATGATACCTGAAACTTATGAAGAACAAGATGCTAAAGAACAAATCTCAGTATTAAATCACGATATAGAAATACAAGATATTGATGTACAAACAGACCAAGCAACATATCTTATGATATATAAAAGATGATTGCCTACTGATGCTATGAAGAAGATTACAGCTAAAAGAGAAGCAATATATAAAGAACAGTTAAAACAAAAAACACAGGCTTGACTTAATGTAGATTGAATGCCTCAATGACAACAACAATGAATGTGATGAGCAATAAACAACTCAATGGCTAATTCACAATCTGCACAAAGACAAGATTGAGAAAGTGCTAGTATTGCTGACATAGCTTGATAATAACAAAAACTTGCCCTTACTTATAATTTAATTATAATAGGGGCATTATTTTATAACATTTTTATATGGAAATACCTACTTTTGATAAAGATTTAGTTACTAAAGAAGCCATAGAAGCACATTTAACAGATATACAATTTAAGTATATAGCTTGTCATACTAATATTAACTCAATCAATATAATGTTAGGAGCAATTAAGGCAGATATAGAAGAATGAAATGGAGATACAAAATCTTTAGAGATAGCTTTAGATGAACAAAATAATCAATTAGCATCTAATATATGAGCTATTGGTATTCATACAGACAATATAGAATTTTTAAAATCTAACCTAGACTAAAATGGTAATATCAAGAGCAAATTCAATGTGAATAAATTTAATGGAGGGGACAAAAAATCCGTTTCAAGTAAGTAATATTAGTAAATTACAAGATTTTTATGGTCTATCTTATATTGACTTATTTGATGAAACTGAAATGAAAAAGAAATGAGTTAAGAAAGAAGATTTAGAATATATAAAAGAGAACAGAGAGGTAGAGTTCGCTAAAAAGCCTACTGAATGATTTGAATTAAGAGATGTTCAATGAAAAGAAAAGTATAAAAAACTACAACAGTTTTATGGATTTAGTCTAAAAGACACTCAAGATACTGATAAATTATTGAAATTAGGAATGAATAATGAAGATATATTATATATCACTTGAAAAGATTTAGATGAGAAAAAAACAAGTAAATCAAAGGAAGTATTTAAAAAAATAGTAAAAGAAGCTCAAGATGAAGTTATTGCAGAAATGAAGAAAGATTTATGATGAGTTTCTCCTATCGCTTTGTGAAGTAAATGAACTCCTGAAATAGAAGATGCTAAAGAAGCTGAGATTGGTGGTATAGAATTATTAGATGAAATTAGTGAACTTAGAGAACAATATAAAAAAGAACATTGAAAATATCCAAGCTCTCAAATGAAATTAGAAACACTTAAAAAGAAATTATGAGTAAAGAACTAAATGCCTTAAAAGGTATGAAACAATTACAAAACTTCCCACCTTATCTAAAATTATGTAATGAAATAGAATTACAAATACAAGATTTAGATGCACAAATACTAGATACTATATGAGAGAATGAATTGAAATATACTTATATGGATTTAAAGAAAGTTGAGAGATTGTTGTTAAAACAATTCCTTGAGTTACCTGAAAATATAATCTCTAGTTTTGATAATATTGTTGAAACAGTTGATAAAGAAGAAGACTAATAATCTTCTTTTTTTTTGACAAAAATCTCTGTATACATATATTGAACAATGCAGTTGTTGCTGTATAATAATAACACTTAACAAATTAAATATGAGCGATTGAGCAAATATTGACAATCTAAGTTCTGAGGAACTTAATAGTGCCTTGATGAACGATATAGCAAAACTTGACTGAGGTTGAGGAGATGCACCTGCTGACACAAAACCTAAAGCTGAGGCTTGAGATTGAGAAGAAGCACCTACTGAGCCAACTGACCCTGCTAATGCAGATGATGAAAACCTTAGTAAGCCTGAAAAAAAGATTAAGAAACTCCTTTGACAAAGAAATGAGGAAAAGGATAAGAATATTACTCTTGAAAACAGGATAAAAGAACTAGAAAAACAAAATGCCGATAACAAGTTTTATACATCTAATCCTGATGCTGAAACACACAAAGAGGCTATTGATAAACTAATTGAAGAAAGAGGTTTTACAAGAGATGAAGCATATTTAATAACAGCGAATAAAGATATATTAGCTGATAATAGAACTGCTACTGCTTGAAATAGATGAATTGTATGAACAACACCTTGAGCAAATCTTAGGGATAAAAAACCTAACGATATGTCTTTAGATGAGTTAAATGTTACAGTAAGGGAAATGGAAAAAGCTTGAACAATAGGTATTTAATAATTATTTATTAACTATAAGATTATGGCTTCTATAACAAGATGAGATTTGAATGCTTGAGTATTACAAACTTGGCTATATAGAACAGTTTTAGAAAACTTTGAGCCAAATGTAGAATTTTTCAATATGTGAGAAAAACCTATGTTTGAAGATGGATATAATACTGTATCTTGGGCAAAATTTTCTCAATTAACTGTTTCTACTGCTACTGCTACTCTAACTGATTGAGTAACACCTACTGAAACTGCATTTAATGCAACAGTAATAACTGCTAGTCCTGAGGAATATGGTATATATGTAAACTTATCTAGTATGTTACTAGATACTACTGCTATAAACTTTATACAAGGGTCTGCAAAAGAAATTGGGTCTAATATGGCTAGAATTATAGATAACATTGTACAAGATGAAGTTATGACTTGAACTAATGTTAGATATAGTTGAGATGCTACTTCAAGAGTTACTATTGATGCTACTGATACACTAGACTGAGAAGACTTAATTGGTGCATATACACAATTACAATCTGCTAATGCTCCAACTTACGAGGGTTACTATGTTGCAATTTTGCACCCACATACTGTTTACGATTTAAAGAAAGATACATCTGTAACTTGATTTATTGAAACAAACAAATATGTAACTCCTGAAAAAATGATTAAAGGAGAAATTGGGGCAATCAATGGTGTGAGAATAGTTGTAAGTTCAAATGTTAATACATTTACTTCTACTGTTACTGTTTACCCAACATTAATTTGTGGTAGAGGTGCTTATGGTGTTCCAAGCTTAAACAGCCTACAAACATTTATAACTCCTAGAACTGCATCTGATAGCGACCCACTTGCACAAAGGGTCAAAGTTGGTGCTAAAGTTGCATTCGTTTCTAAAATATTGCAAGAAGATGCAATGATTAGACTTGAAAGTGCCACTAGTTTTGCATAGCCAAAAACTATCTAAACTAAATACAATAGAAATTAAGACCTTAGGGTCTTTTTTTATTATCTTAACTTTATTAAATAAGTATTTTTCTTTGACAAACAGATTAATATCAATATTAAAGTTGATTTATTAATAAATATAGATAGTATTAGTATTTATTAATAATACTAATATATGGTTTCAGAATTAGTTAATTTAGTTAAATGAGAAGCAAGAACTACAAGTAATAGAATTTGAGAAGAATTTTGAGTTGCTCATATGGAAATACTTAGAAAAATTAGGAAATTTACTATGGAAATTTCCATAGAAGATTTTAATAAAATGTTTGTTAAATCTACATATGAAAATTCATATAAAAGGATATTTGAAAATTATTCAATAAATAGAGATTGATATATGTTTCTCGTTATGAATATTCATAATAAAAAAGCTAATAGTAAAAAATTACAATTTATTAAAGCTTTTAATGATATGGAGAAAATTTTATTACAACAACAAAATTCCGAATGGTTAACAACTAGAGAATTATGAAAGGCTATAAGATTACAAGCAACAGATACTATAAAAGATTTTATTGAATATGCAAAAGAGCAAGGTGCAAGTAGTGGAGTAAAATTTTATTATGCTAATTTAACTAAAGCTGAATATAAAGCATTAAAATTACTACAACATAATAAACCTAAAACTAGAGATACTTTAGATAAAATGGAGTTATTTCACTTAACAGTTGCAGAGAATATGTTAAAAGGTGTTATTGTAGAAGAAATGAAAAAAGGCACACATTATAAAGAAATATACTTATTATGTAAACTAGCACTAGATAAGTTTGCTGATACATTGTATTTAGATGACATTTGACAAAAACAAATAAGAGCAGATTAATTTCTGCCCTTTTTTTTTGCTTTTTATTTCTCAGGTATTAAGATATAAGTATTAATTAATAATTTTGCCAAAAATGGATAATAAACAATTAACTCCACAACAAATATTAAATGAAAGTTATAATTGAAATTGAGCTGTGAGTACAACACCTTGAGCTTGATGAAATTTAATGGAAACTGATTTAGGAAATACTGTATGGGGAATTAGAAAAGTATCTACTGACTTATCTTTGTTTCATTGAATTTGGACTTATAATATACCACAAGCTTATTGGAGAATATCTGAAAATTGAACTGCTTTAGTTGATACAGATACTTCTACAAAATGTGTATCTAGTCTTTGACAGATGAATATGAATAGTTGAGCTACTATTTGAGATATAACTCATTTACATAGTAGAAGACACCCAAGATACCAACCTAACAGATGACATTATTATGCTACTGCTTGATATATACCTGCTCCTAGTGCTACTTGAATAAGAGAATGGGGATTATTAAGTAATTGAAGTGCTGTTATGTTTAGATTAACAGATTGAGTATTAGAATGAGTAATGAGGAATACTGTATGAACAACTAAGACTGTTGTTTTGGATTTACCTGCTTGAGCTGATTTATCTGCCTGAAACTTATACGATATACAATATCATTGGAGATGAGTATGAAATTATTATTTTTACTTTAATCTGAAATTAGTTTGAGTAATTACTAATCTTTGAGGTTGAACACAAGTATCTACTGCTAATCCTGCTATGGCTGTACATTATAGATGTGAAAATACAGATTGAACTGATGTTGCTATGAGTTTTGGTTGTGTAGATGTTACAAGTGAATGAGGGCAAAAACAATGATTAACTTATGTTGCTTGTACTAATGATATATGAATAACTCAAGGTAGAGCTGTTAGTTGATATGACCAACCTTTAATTATAATGAGAGTTAAAGAAACTTTATATTGAGTAGCTAATACTAGAGATAGTGTATTAACTAGAATTAGTGCTAGTTCTGATAATAAGTCAATAATGAGTATTTGGAGAACTAGAGATATTACTGCTTTAGGCTGAACTGCTTATTGAGATTGAATATATCAAGATGCTGAATTATGAAGTTCTATTGAATATATTGATTGTGTTCCTTATTCTGATACTGATATAACATTTGATATTACTAAGGCAACTAGAATACTTTGAGCTAGAGTACCACAAGATTGAACAAGTACGATATGAAACCCTAGTGAAAATATAGAATTTTTCGCTGAACAATGAGATTATCTAATTTTATGTTGAGCTAGAGAGAGTGGTTGAGCTTGTAATATGTTTTGAAATTTAGAATTAGGGGAAGAAATATAATTTAACTAAAAATTTATGAACAATACAGAACTTTTTGCTAGAGCAAGAAGAAGAATAAATGTAAATAGTACACAATGGAATGATACTGATATATTATTAGACCTAAATACAGTTTATCACGATATGATTGAGTTAATTATCAATGCTGTCTGAGAAGATTTATTTATGAGAAGTTTTCTAACTGATACAGTAATAGGGCAAACTTGATATGATTTACAAGAAGCTACTGCTTTAGTTGTATGACATAAGAAAGTAAAAAGGATTGAAGTATATTACTCTAGTACAGATACTATTCCTAAAGTATTGCACGAAGTATCACAAAATGGGCTACCTTATGCTTTAGATTATTATGCAGAGAATACATCTACTGCTGATGCTTTCTTTTTCTTAAATTGAAATAAGGCACATATTTTTCCTGCTCCTAGTGAAGACATTATTGAATGAGTAAATATTATTAGTGCAATTACTCCGATTGACCTAGTGCTTGGTTGAGCTGAGGCATTAAATTTAATCCCTAGACAATTTCACAATACTATTGTTGAATGAATGATACAATATCAATTAGGGCATTTATGAAAAATCAATGAAAAGAATGATGCGATAAATAATTATGAAAGACTTAAAAATGAAATGGTAACAGAATTATCAGATAGAATAACAGCCCCAATTCATTGACTTTTCCCAAGTTTAACACACTTAGAGTAATATTTAACCTATAAAAAAATGGCAAGATATATAAAAGACTGATTTACCTGAGGAATGTCGGAAGATGATGTACTTTGATGACCTGATAAATATTTATTTTCAAACTGAATTGATGTGAGTTGAAACTCTAATTTTATTCAATTAGATAATGCTCCGACAGAAGCTATTGATACTTGAACACAAGTGCCGAAAGCTTTTTTAGGATTATATGATAAAATTACAAATAGTTCTAAGGTGCTAGCTTTTACTGATGCCTGAGTTTATAGAACTTGAACTGTATGAACTGTGGATAGTAATATTTGGATTACTGCTAATTTTGTAATATGAGATAATGTATATTTAGTTCAAAATAATTGAGCTACTTCTACTTATACATTATATACAGAAACGATAGCTACTGCTATTGCATCATCTTGGACTACTTCTCTTGTAGCCACTACTTGAGCTTTATCTACTAGTGAGAATGATTGATATACTTGAGTTACTGTATTATGAGATATTGCTTATATATGGTTAGGAGATAAGGTTTGTAGATTTGAGCCTACAACTGCTGATACTGTAACTGAATATGATATATTCTGAGATGAGATTGTCTTTATATCTTATGTATGAGGATATTTTAGAGTGTATACAAAAACTTGAAAATTAATGTTATGGGATTGAAACTCTGATGTAATTTCTGAAAGTATTGATTTAAAGTTACCATTAGAAGCTTGATACCAAATATGAAACATTGATTATCTATATTCTTGATTAGTTGGATTACAAAAAGGTTTATATTATATGAGTTGATATGATTTAGTTCCTTTATTCAAAAACAGAGATAGTGAACAATTATGAGAGCAAAAATTTGTCTTTAGTTATCTGAACGACCAAAGCCCTATGGCTAATTATTGACCTACTTTATTTGGACATACTGATAATAGTTGAGATGAAAGATTATATGAGTTTGGGAAAGATGTTGAATGATTACCTGAGGCTTATAAAGAATTACCTAAGTATTCTAGTTATGGGTTAGAATATACTCAAATTAGATGATTATATGTTAGTGAAGATTATTTATATTATGGATTTAATGATTGAACTAATAAATGAGTTGATTATATAAATGTAAGTAATAAAAATGCAAATAAAACTAAGGAGTGAGCAATAATAACAAATGTTAATCCTTTATGAGCTTGACTATATAAGAAAACTGCTAAATATATATATTTTAAAGTTTGAGATATAGATGCCGACAGAACAATAGAAGTTCAAATTAGTTATGATTGATGAGCTTATACAAGTTTAGGCACAATTAATGAACAGCCTTTAGATAATATTGCTAGATTACCTGTTCAATGAGATTTTAGAGATTATAGTATTAAGTTTATATTAGCTACTACTTTAACTACTCCTACAAGTCCAAAAATTTATTACTGATATGCTTTTGATTATGAAGAACACGACATATAAAACAATAAACTGAGAAAAAGTATTGAAAGACTTGCCTTTTAACTCTGTGGACATAAAATCAAGTAGAGAGCCTTGATTATGACAACCTAGATTAAGAAATTGAGTGAATACTAATTGAGAAAGTTGAAGTAGTTGAGTTGCTGATACGAAATATAGTCTTATTGATTGGAGGGCTGTTACTGCTTGATGAGATACTACTTTTTCTTGATTTGGATTTAGACCAAAAAAAGTACAAGTTCATTGATTATCTACTATTTGAATATGATATGAAGATGATGATTGAAATATAACTAATGTAACAAGTACATTAACAGCTAATAGTGTACATTTAATTTGGCTTGAAACTTGATGAAGTAAAATTACTTGAAAATTAAAAGAATTTACTGATGATTGATTTATTGTTACTTGGGATATTGTGGACACTATAACAGTAGGTATGTATGCTACTTGCTACTCTAATATTTAATTAAAAAATTATGGCTATTACTTGAACTATTGCAAAAACAGCAAAAGACTTATGAGATAAAGCAGTTGATGCTGTTGCAGAAAATACTGATGTAAATTTACCTTGAATAAAAGATGTAATTGCACAACCTTTTTGATGAGTACCAAACACAGATGCTGATATTGAAGTTCCTGATTTAGAAAAAAACAATAATACAGAAGCAGGAGTTTTTAATCTGCCTTGAATTAATGATAATATTACAAGAGATATACCACAAGATGAAACAGAAAGTCCATATAGTAATTTAGTATGAGATTTACAAGATAAATGAGTGGAAGAAATTAAAGAAGATAAACAAGTAGTAACAGATAAAACAGAGCCTAGACAATGAGATATGTCTACTTTTCAAGAACAACAAATTACAGAACAGCCTACTAAACAAATTGAACAAAAACAAGAATTATCTAAAGAAGACCCAACTCCTAGTCAAGAAGATTTGGATAAATTAAATATGGAAAAATTTAATGATGCTTTAGATAAATGAGCAACTTCTGAGGATATACAAAAGTTTGCAAATGAAAATCCTGAGCTTCTTCCTGAAATAAGAACAGCAGTTACAGGACATTTTCAAAATAAATCTAATGTTGAGTTTTTTAATAAATTTAACTGAGCATCTAATGAATTTCTTTATGATGCTATGAAGAACTGAGATTTTACTACAACTGATGAACAATATGCTTTATTAAGTCCACAACAAAAAGCAGATTTTGAAAATTATGCTAAATTAGAAGATATTAAAAATATATCTGACCCTGATAAAGATGATGTTGTTAGTTCTGATTTGATAATCAAACAAGATTATATTGATGCTTTAAGTCAAAATTTTTCTAGTACAACAAGACAAAATATTGATGCTATCCAAAACTCTGCTGAATATAAACAAGTTGTAACTGATTTAGAGGCAAAACAGACTGAAATAGATGCTATGAATGATAGTATTAGAGATATTTGAGATGAGATTAAATCACTTCATAAATGAGTACCTGCAAGTGTTATAAATTGAATAATTGCAGACCAAACTAAATCATTAACTAATAAGAAAAATACTCTTATTAATGAATATAATGCTAAGGCAGGAACATTATCTAATTTCCAAAATCAAATAGACATAGAATTACAAGTAAGTCAAATAGAAGATGCTAATCAAAAATGGATATATGAAACTGCATTAGAGCAATATACTTCTGATAGAAAATCAATGACAGATTTAGCTATTAAAGAATTTGAGGCAGAGAATGAGTTTTTAGCAAACGATATTAAGCACCAAAGAACATTAGAATTAGAAGCATTTAAAGCCTGACTAAAAAAAGAAGAAAAATGATGAGTTTATAAAACTGATAGAGAATGAAAACTTTTATATGTAGTTGATTGAGTATCAAGAGAGGTTACATCTTCATTATGAGATGTAGTATTTACAGAAGAAGATAAAGATAAAGGATTTAAAGATACAACTTATTCATCTGATTGAGTATTTACAACAGTAAGAACTTATGATACTTGAGCAGAGCCAACTTATTTTACACATTCTGTTAATTGAACTTCTACAAGTACAATGAGTATTTATGATGCTATTGCAGGGATTGACCCAACTTGATTGCAATGTTGAGAAGCTGTAAATAAATATATAAGCTCTTTATGAGTAAGTTCTAAAGATTTTTGGGTATGAGATACTTATGAAAGTAAAGCAAAATATATTGATGAAAGTATAGATATACCACAACCTTGAGATGTTGCTATATGGAATAATTGAAGTGTAGATAGTACAACTTGAATAGACTATTGACATATATGAATAATTACTTGACCTGTACAAAAAGATTGAACAGTAGAAATTACTGATTGGAATATAGATTGAAAAGAAACTAAATCTACTAGAATGGTAAAATTAGATACTATTAAAAATAGTGATTGATGATTTTATAGTCCAAGTTTATATACAGAATGACAAAAAGCTTTCTTAGAATGATTTGATTGAAAAGTTACAAGTACAACGAAAGCTACGATGAAAGAATTATGATTAACAGCAGAAGATGCTTATGCTTATAAATCTTGAGCTATAACAGGAGATGATGCTATACAAATTAGAAAGGCTACTGATATGATAAGTAGTTTAAAATGAATGCTTGATTTAGGTAGAATGGATAGAATGACAAGTTGATTAGTTCAATATACTCCTTTCTTCTGAGATAATGAAGCAGATTTTAGAGCAGACTTTAATTTTTTAAAAGGACAATTAACATTACAAAACTTAATAGACCTAAAAGCTTGATGAGCAACTTTTGGGGCATTATCTAATGAGGAATTAAAAATGATAGAAAATTCTGCTACAAAATTAGCTATGAACTTATCTAATGATAAATGGAATGAAGAAGTGAATAAATTAGTAGATGTATTTGAAGATATGATAACAAGAACTTGAGGGCAGGTAGATATTGAGCCTGAGCCTATCAATTCTAATGATGCAGATATATTACAAGAATATAATGGAGTGAAAAGTGCAATAGATGTATCTTACTTAAACTAATTACAATACTATGACTGACTTATTTAATATACAAGATTTTCAAAAAGGAGCTAATCTGAGAACACCTCAGCAAACACAAAGTAAAGCCCCTATTTTTAATGCGACAGATAATAAAATACAAGGATTAGCTAATACACAAACAGCTCCTGCTCCTACAATAAGGTCAAAACAGAAAATGTTTGAAGATATGGCTATTGTACAGAAAAAAGAGTGAGTTACAGATGTAGAAGCTCTAGCATTAGTAAAGAATTATTATACTGAAAAATGATATACTGTTGAATGAATGGAATTAGGACAAGCCCCTGCTCCTGATGCAACTGTTCCTTGAGCTTTTGAAGACAATAGAACATTCTTATCAAGAATAGAAGAAAAGGCTAGAGAAAATGTGGAAATAGAATGAGAGATAGATACAAGTAATAGAAATGTATTTAGAAAATTTATGGATAGAACTGCTAATGATGCGAGAGCTTTTAGTTGATTAGTTGAAGTATTAATTTGAGAATGATTTGAAACGATTTGACAATTAGTGTCATTAATAACTCCTGATATTATAGAAAAACCTTTTAAAGATGAAGTACAAAGACAATTTGAAATGGTTATAGGTAGTGATGTAGCACAAACTATTTGAACTACTGCAAAATGAATTTGATATACTGCTAAAGAAGTATTTGAAATGTTACCTGAGGAAGTACAACAAGATGTAGAAAATCTTGGTGTTATTTGAATATGATTATTAGATTTAGTATGAAGTGGATATATAGCAAAACAATGAGTAGTTCAATGAGCTAAATGAGCTGTTTATTTATGAAATAAAACTATAAAAACTAAAAATTATTTATTTCCACAAGAAAGCTTAAATGATTTAATTGCTAAAGCATCTCAAGCTAAAACTGCTCCTGATTTAAAAGCATTCAAAGACAGTATCTCATTAATAGATACTACTAAGATGAATACTTATAATGATTTATGAAAGAGTTTTAGTAAAAAAATCTGAGCAATGTCTACAAAAGTTGATGATATGTTATCTACAAAGCCTGTATATAATATAGAGGATTTAACAACAACTGTATGAAAAAGACAAACTAATTATGTAAATTCTGCTATTGATGATTTAAAGAAAGTATGAGCAAAAGAAAATGATTTAGAATTTCTTGCTAAAGTTGATGATTTAGAAGATATAGTAAAATGGAGTGAAAAAGATATTAATGATTTGGCTAGATTTTATGGAACTAAATTTAAGAATAAATCTTTTAGTAAAACAACTTGAGAGCCTTTATCTAGTGTAAGTGCATCTAGGTTTGAAAATAATAGAGCTTGATTAAAAAATTTAGTTAGAGATAAAAATGGTAATAGTGCATTAAAAGAAATGGATTTACAAATATCTGAATTATATACAGCTAAATGACTAGTTGATGATATGGGTAAAAAAGTACAAAATCTATTTAATAAAACTATAACTAGATGACCTTTGGCTTGATTATGAGCTTGAACTGTTAGATTAGCAAATACATTATCTTGAGGGTCAATTTGATGAGCATTAAGTGCATTATGAGTACAAAGTAATATCTGAAAGAAAACTTTAGATGTATTATCTATTCAAAAGAACTTAAACAAAACTCTAAAACAAATAGATAGAATGGAGAGTATGCTAGATTGATGAAAATTAAGTAATGCAAATAAGGCATATATAGAGAGATTTTTCGCAGACATAAATTCAAGAGCTATGTGAGTATTACCAAAAGAAACTCCAAAAGTTAAACCAAAGGTCAATCCTGCTGAACAAGCATTTAAAGATGAAGTGGGTTTTAAAAAGGCAGATGTAAGTCCTAGTAAACAATGATTTATAAATCCACAAGCAATAGCTGATGATATTGCTAAGATATGAAAAAAGGCTACACCAACTCAAATCAATAATCTTGCAAAGAAAATTACTGTTGGATTAAATCTAGCTAAAGAAGAAATAAAGGCAGTTTACAAAATAGTTAGAGAATGGTTAGAGAAACAATGGACAAAAGCTAAACCTAAAATGGCTGAGTTAATGGATGAACTAGCTGACAAAGTTCCTTGAACAAGAGCTAAGTTATTTGCATCTCCTAGTGAAACACAAAAAAGATTTTGAGTTAATATGGAAAAGTTAGGTAAAACAAAAAATGAAATATGGAAAGACCTTTGAATAGAAAGAGGTGCTGATTGAAAATGGAGGTTTGAAATAAATGATAGTAAGGCTATATTAAATAAAACTATTATAAAGAAGTTAGAAAACAGTGATAGTGTTTATACAACTCCTTGAGAATTATTAGACCATAAAATTCTATATAAAAAATATCCTGAAATAAAAGATATTGATATTAGGATTAAATATGACAAAAAAGCAACATCTACAACAGGGAGTTTTACCCCTTATCAAAATAGAAGTGCTGAATGATTAGTAGACATATATCCTGAGATACAGATTACTACCAACAGTATCAAAAATCTGAATGAAATTAAATCTACTTTATTGCACGAAATTCAACATAACATACAATCAATAGAAAAGTTTGCTAGTTGAGGTAGTCCTGCAATATGAGCTGAACATTTAAGAACAATAAGAATTTGATTATTGAAAGAAAGGGGGAAATTAGCCAAAGAACTAGAAAATTATTCAAATACGAAAGCATATCAAACTTATCAAACAAAATTAAATGAACAAAATAGGCTATGGACTAAAGAATGAGAAAAAATATTAGATAAGCTAGAAGCCCAACAAGATGCTTTATTATTAAAGCATTGAAGAAGTGCTACAAAAACAAAAGAATATAAAGATATATGAAAACAAATTGATGATTTATTTGTTGAATATCAAAATAAGTTTAAGTTAGATGAAACTGTTATAAGAAAAATAGAAAATATTAAAAGGGAAATAAAAAGCCTAGATACTCAAGTAAAAAATAATTCTTGATGAATGTTCTCAGAAAAATCTTTTGAAACATACCAAAAGCTTGCTTGAGAAGTAGAGGCGAGAAATGTTCAATCAAGACTTAAATTAAAGCTAGAGGATAGGAAAAGAACTAGACCTGAATTAACAGAAGATATAGCAAGGAAAGACCAACTAATTGCTGATGATTTTGGTGTAAAAATGGAGAGTACAACCCAACCTATTAAGGAGGTTAAATTAACTCCTGATGAAATAAAAAAATATAAAACTGCTGATGATTATGCAAAGGCTCAATTTAAAGCTAGATGAGCATATAAAGACCAACACACAGCTCCTTGATTTGATGATACATCTGTAAGTGTTAAAAAAGATATAGGTTGAAATTTTAGTTTAGAGGAAGTTGCTAAATGACACCATAATCAGCCAAGTGATTATTTTGACCCTAGAGTATGAGCTAGATACTATTATTATAATGACACAGCCTGACAACAAAGTTTTACTGCTATTGATAATATTATCAGAGCAGAAGCTAATTGAATTAAATGAAGAAAAATAACTGCATACAGAGCTATCCCTGAAAAGATTAAAGTAAATAATTTACAAGAATGAGATTGGATTACATTTTCTGAAAAATATGCTAGAACACATTGAGAGAATAGATTTGATTGAAAATATAAACTTATAAAAGAAGAAGTTAATCCTAAAGATGTTTGGTGGGATTGAAATGATATAAATGAATGGGGTTATGATAGCAATAAATTATGGGAGGCAGATGTATCTGCTTGGAATAAAGCCAAAGCATCTACTACAACACAGACTACTAAAATAGAGGCTGTAAATAGAGAGAAAACACAGAAATTACTAAAAGATAGTATTGATGAGTGGAAAAAAGTAGTGAAAGAAGATAATACAAACCCTTTTTATAAAAGACCATATACAGAAGCTGAGATAGCTGATTTAAAGAAAAGTTGAATTTGATTGTTAAAATGAGATGAATTTAAAATTAAGACTGCCGAAGATTTTGCAGATAATTTTACTATAACTTTTCATTGATGAAAATGATTTACAGGAAAACCTGAGATAAGAGGGGCATCTCATTGAGTTTGATTTTGGACTACTTGAGATTATAAATATGCGAAAAACTATTGAAAAGATGTAAAAGCTTATATTTATAGAGATAGTAAGCCTTTTAGTAAAGATGATTGGTCTACTTGAGAATATTGATTTGAACAGCAATTTAATCCCTTGAGAGCCAATGAAATTAAATCATATTGAGAGTACAGATGAGTAGATTATGCTCCTAGTTTATGAAATGCTTGAGTATGAGATTTTGGAACAGTATCTAAATCTGAAACTTTACATTTTTTCCCTGATGATTTAATAGAAATAAAATTAACTCCTGCTCAGATAAAATTAGCTGAACAATGAAAAAATCCACAATTATTAAAGGAATTATATAATCAAAGTATTAAATAAAACTTCAAAAGACACCCTAAAAAGTGTATTCTTGTACACAAAAATAGAACAATAACAAACTAAGCCAAAAAGAAAATAAAAAATCTTTTTGGCTATTTTAAAGCATTAAACCTCTTAAATGTTAAATTAGATTTGACATTAAAAGATAAAACAATATAATGATTATGTCAATTAGGGAATACCTAACATATTTTAAATACTAATAAATAAAAAATGAACGATATAGATATATTAATAATAAAAAAAGATAATGAGATAATCCAAGTTGATTGATTATGGGATTATGATACTTATGTACAAGCATATAATATTGACTGAGATGATAGACTAAAATATGGTATACCTAATGAGTGTGAGGCAAGACATTTATGTTGAACTTATTGACCTTATACAATAGATATGCAAAGAGTAAATATTACTTCTTTAATTAAATAAATATGGAAATTAAACAATATATAGAATGGCTACAAAGTGAAAGCCTAAAATGTGTAGAGAGCTGAAATTCAGAAAGAATGAAAGACTTAAATATAAGTGCTGATACTCTAAATGAATATGTAGATACAATAATTGATAAAAAATAATTATGAATAAATTAATTAAATGAGTAATGATTACAGGTTGGTTATTTTGGATAACATTACTAATTATGTTTTGGTATATTACTCTACCATTAATAATTATAATAGCAGGGATAAAATCAATATTTGAATAAAAGATAAATAAATTATTGCAAAATATTTCTGAGGGATTAATATATAGATATTAATCCTTTTTTTTGTATTTATGACTACAATTTGGCAACAAGAAAGTCCTACACAAACTGACAAATGAAATTTATTAGTAAATGCTTGAGATGTACTCGCTGATAATAATTGAGATACTATTGTATTTAATAATGGGATTTTTTATGATAGTAATACAGAGTGGGAGGAGGATAATACTTTTTAATTAAAATACTATGGCTGATATAAATTTTTGAGCATTAAATGAAAAACTAACTCCTATTGTATCAGGAGATGAAACATTAATTATTGATAGTGAGGCTTGAAATGAAGTTAAAAGGATTAAGTCTACTCAATATAAATGAGATATTTGAAATACTTGACCACAATGACCTGCTTGACCAACAGGTAGTCCTTGACCTGCTTGAAGTGATTGAAGTAATTGAACTGATTGAGCTGATTGAGCAGATTGAATAGATTGAGTTGGTAGTCAATGACCACAAGGTATTCAATGATTGCCTTGAGATGATTGAGCTGATTGAGCAGATTGAACTTGATTAGATTGGAAATGAGCTTATTGAAGTTGAGTTGCCTACTCTGTTGATGATTGAGTATCATATCAAGGAAATTCTTATATAGCAATTCAAGGAAGTACAGGGCAAACTCCTGATAGTTCGCCTACTTATTGGAGTGTATTAGCCACAAAATGAGTTGATTGAACTGATTGAGTTGATTGAACTGATTGAACTGATTGAAGTAATTGAACTGATTGAGTAGTACAAAGCTTAGTTGCTTGAACTAATATTGAGATTGATAGCTCTACTCCTGCTAATCCTATTGTTAGTAGTACAAAAACAACAATTAATACTCAAACTTGAACTACATATACTTTAGTTTTAACAGATAAGGGTAAATCAATATTAGCAAATAATGCTTCTGCTCAAACTTATACTATACCTACTAATGCTTCTGTTGCTTTTGCAATATGAACTACATTAATAGTTACACAATATTGAGCTTGAGCTGTTACTTTAAATTGAGATATTTGAGTTACAGTAAATTGAGTAAGTGCTTGATGAGTTTCTACAACTTCTCAATACTGAACATTAGCTTTAGAAAAAATTTGAACAAATGAATGGTTAATATTATGATGAGCTTGAGATAAATTAATTAATGCTCAAACTTGAACTACTTATACTATTGTTTTAAGTGATAATATTGATACTACTCAATTAGTTACATTAAGTAATGCTTGAGCAATAGCTTTAACAATACCTACAAATGCTACTACACCTTTTCCTATATGAACACAAATAGATATAGCTCAACAATGAGCAGGTGCTGTTACTATTTCAGGAGCTTGAGTTACTATAAATAGTAAATGAGCTTCTTTAACTACTAATTGACAATTTGTATGAGCTTCTTTAGTAAAAATAGGAACAAATGAATGGAATGTATTTTGAGATTTAGTTTAATAATATTAATAATTATGTTTTTTAAAAATATTATAAGCTCACAAAACAGTATAAATCAAAAAACTACAATCACAGTAGATAAAGATATAAACTTAGTTTGTTTGTGAGATAGTAATACTATCACTTTTGAGGTATGGTTTCCACAAGCAAGCAGATTTTCTAATTTATTAAATTGAGCTTCATCTTGAACTTGAGTTATATCTACTATAAATAGCTGAGTTAGTTGAGATACTACATCTGATGTAATAGCTAGACTTTCTACTGATGTATATGCTTATAAAGATGTTACAGATAAAAGAAATGTAGTATTTTTATTAATAGGGACTAATGATTTTCAATTATCAGTTCCTTTAGCCACAGCTTGGACTAATATACAAACAATTGTTTCTTGAATAAATGCTGATGGTTGGGAATTATTAATATGAACTTATCCAGTTACAGATTGAGAAACAGCAAAAAATAATAATATAAGAGCATTAAATACTCTTATTAGAGATAATGAAAGTTTGGGTTATAAAATAGTAGAAATTCACAATAATTTTGTTAGTAGTTGAGATGTTGATGAAAATATTGACTGATATATGATAAGTGATTGATTACATTTTTCTCCTACAGGTCATTCAGAAATTTATTCTTTAATTTTAGAAGATGTTTAAAAAATGAATAATAGGTTATACATCTTGAGCAATAGACCCTTGAACTAATACGCATTCTATTGATTTAGAATTATCATCTAGTCAATATTTATCTATTACAGATGCTTCTCAAACAGGATTAAACCCTACTTGAGATATGACTGCTGAATGGTGGGTAAGGTTTGAAAGTTTTTGAACAAATCAAGTATTTGTTGCTAAAGATAATTGAACAATAAGAGAGTATGTCTTCTTTTTAGATTGACCTAGTAGAAAATTAAAATGATTTGTTTGGGATTGAACAGCAAATGCAACTCAAGTGGTATCTACTACTGAAATAGTTGCAATTTGAGAGATTTGACTTTGGGTACATATGGCTGTTTCATTTAATTCTACAACTTGAGCATTTTTAATGTATAAAAATGGTACAATTATTGGTTCTACTACAACTGTATGAAGCTATACTGCACCAAACTTAAATAGCACAGCTCCTTTTAGTATTTGAGCTACTACAAATCCTGCATTATATGTAGATTGATTAATGGACGAGGTTAGATTATGGAGTGACATAAGAACAGCTACTGAAATTAATGATAATAAAGGTATCCAATTAATTTGAAATGAAACTAATTTAGAATGATATTGGCAATTTAATAATGACTTATTAGATAAAACATCTAATAATAATGATTTAATAAATAATTGAGGGGCTGTATTTAGTACCCTTAATCCTTTTAGTTGAAATACTTATGCTGTTTGGAATGCTTCTGATAAGTCTGCTGACATAACTTTAACAAATTGAAACTTAACTGCTGAAAACACTTGAACAGGTTGGGATTGAGTTCGTTCTACAATCTCAAAAACTTCTTGAAAATGGTATTGGGAAATAATAATAGATAGCTGATGAATTGAAAGTATATCAGGGATAGCAAATTCATCTGCTACATTAACTCATTTTCTTTGAAGTGATGTAAATGGTTGGGGTTATTATGGTAATAACTGAAATAAAACAAATGGTTGATTATCAGTATATTGAGCTTCATATATTGCTTGAGATATTATTTGAATAGCCTTAGATTTAGATACTAACGATATAGAATTTTTTAAAAATAATGTATCTCAATGAGTTGCATTTACTTGATTAACTTGAACATATTTTGCTATGACAACACCTATTGCTTGAGTAAAGTCTACAACTAACTTCTGAGAAACCACATTAACTTATACTCCACCAAGTTGATTTAATGCTTGATTATATACTTAATTATTGCCAATGGAAAATCGTGTAACTAAATTAGAGGAAGAATTTGCTAATCTTCAAAAAATACTCTATAAAATGGAAGCTAGTCTTGAAACAATAGCCTTGCAGATTTCTTCGGCTGTGAATTTAAAAGAACAAGTAGTTAGATTAGATGAAAAACAAAAAGCTTGAATTAATAAATTAAATATTTGTACGAGTAAAAGAGAAGATTTAGAAAGACAAGTTGCTAAGGTAGAAAATAAATTATCTGTTTATGCTTGATGAATTACTATTATTGCAATAGCTGTTCCTTATATCGTAAAATTAATTACAAATGAATGATAGATATGTAATACAGAATATTATAATTTGAGCTTTAGTAATAATTTTATCAGTTGTTACATATTCTTTTACAATTGAAAGAAATGAGTGAGCTAGATTTACATTTAATGATTGATTAGAATTATACAATTTTTGTAATTGATGAGAACAGCCTAGTTTTTTACTAAGACATAATGAAAACAATAAATAGAATATTACAAGATAATTGATTTACTAGGGTTGAAATAGCTGTATATAGAAAAATGTGAGTTTGTAATTGAGCTTGATGAAAATGATGAATAAAATTTACTAAGGAGTTAGCGAAATTACCTTGATTTAAAAAGAAGAAATGAAAACAACTGTTAATTGATATAGATTTAATCTCAGATTGTCACGATATTCGGTTTCATTTATGAGGTTGATTATTTGACTTTCTAAGAGCTAATTGGAACTTTTCTTATAATATGATAAGATTATTCCATTGGACTACTCCTATGAGCAGATTTTTATTGTTTACGACATTATTTCTGTGAACTACTTTAGTTGGTTGGAAATATTTTACTTGGACTAAGATTTTATAATATGAGTATATGGGAAGAAAATTATAATCAATATGAAGAATATTATTTGAGAAATGCTTGTAGTATTGTTACTTTATTAAATATTATGAAATATAATTTTGCTATTTTTGTTGTTCCTAATTTCATAATCAAGACTGCTATCTTTTTTGAAAGATTAAAATTATTTAATCCTTTTAGATGAGCAGAATTTTCTCCTATATATAAAGCTTTTGCTTGGTATCTTAGTAAAAAACTATGATTAAATTTTGAGGTTGTATTAAATAAAATATCTACATTAGATGATAATAGGACTTATTGAATATGAATAAAATGATATTGAACAGCTAAGTGGAATAAAATTAAAGAAGACTGAATTATAGATGAGGCTGATATGGATTATTTAGCTACATTTAGTTGATGAGTATGACACAATGCTTGATTTGATAATGAAACTTGATGAACTTTTATAGATACAGATTGAGGGAAGAATGTTAGATTACCAATATCTGTTTTAAGATACTGATTAAGCCTATGACTTTTTTGGGATAATATAAGAACTATATCTCCTGCCGATACATATACTGCTACTGTTACACATTTTACTGTCAGATTATTTCAAGCAGAGAAGAAATGAAAATTAGAAGAATATCTTAAAACGAATAAAGATAATGTATTTGTTATGAAAGCGAAAGAGTTGTATTTATATGGTAGATAATTATAATAGAATTACTTTAACAAGTAAGGAGGTGCTAATCTCGTATAGCTCATAGAAGTTATATGTAATGAATAATGCTACCTTAGGGCTAAATACCCATTGCTACTTTAATTAGTAGCTTTTTTCAACAAAAATATTGCAAAATAAATCAAGAACATTATAATTAGTTTACTAAATTCTCCTTAGTCCTAAAAGTCCTGTAAAAAGGGCTTTTTGTGTGTTTTATGTGAATATTGTGTGAATAAGTAGTTAAAAACTTGTATAATAAAAAATAATATGTATAAGATAATTACTTATTATTTAACTACCTCATTATGAAGACAATGAAAAGAGCAGTAGTTCCTTTAGCTAAAATCAAAAAAGTGGAGAGAATTACTAGATTAAGAGAATTATAAATTATTATTTGACATATTATATTTTTTAGATATAATATCTCAGTTGCAAATTAAATTTGTAATAACTGAATTTATAGTTAATATAGATTTACATTAAAAGACCTATATGTAGTGGTATAGTGTTTCTATGCCCTTACAGGTTTTTTAGAACACAAGTACCCACTACTACTTGTGTTTTTTTGTGCAAGTCTGACTAGGTAACTAGGGTAAACTATAATTCAGTTTCAGAGTTATGGATAAATATCATACAGGACATTAAAGATTGTATGGGGAGTTGAAACTACACTGAGAGCGACAGCTATTGCAGATGTAACAAGTCATTCAGGAACTATTTTAATAGTTATCTCTAATAAGATTAAAGACTTTAAACCTGACCAGTAACTTATTCAATATGTAATAAGTGAAGTAGTCTTCCTATAAGTGAGGGGGGATAAAGGGGGGAGTGTGTCTAAAAACTCTTGCACTTGCAGTATCTTAGTTATTAATTTAGGAGAATATGAATTTAGAATTAATTAAGAAGTGAGATATTTTAAAAAAATATGCACTTTCTCAAAGTGAAATGGAGGACGAATTGGAAAGTTTTATTGATTATTGGACTGAACCGAATAAGAAATGAAAAGAGAGGTGGGAGTTTGAGAAAACCTTTGAGCCTAATAGAAGATTTTTAAGGTGGCTAAGAAACAATAAGAAGTGGGGAAAAAAGAGAGGGGATAGTAAAACTATTACAATTTAATTAATAAAAAGATATGGAAAATAAAGAATTATTACAATTTACAGAGAGGGAATTATATATGCTTTCTGCACTTATTAGATATACAGAAGGAGAAAGAGAAACTACTCTTGATGCAGAAATGAGTGTATTAGATGAGAAAATTATATTAAATTTAGGAATAATAATAAATAATAAAAAAAATGATAAGTAAAAATATTAGAACAAAATGAGTATTATTAAATGATTGAAGAAAATTAGATATTACAGAGGAACAATATGCGGGATTGAAGTTGCAACTTGAAGACAGTAAGTTTTCTGACCCTTTGGTTATTAAAGATGCTGATACTTGAGATATTATATTTGATTGAAAAGTTGGTGCTATTAAGGAATTTATACATAAGAAAGCTAAAGTTAATAGTTGAGATGTATTTATTTGTGAATTTTGAAATAGACACCCATTAAGTCAAGTTTGAGAATGTGATTGTAAAATAGAATTTGATTGTATGAGCTTTCAATTTCAAGATAGATTAAAAGAAATGTGATTTAATTTTGATTATCCAAGATTTATTACAGATGAAATGAGAATAGTTTACAAAAAGAAATATTTATAATTATGGAGCAATTTAACGAAATAGACCTAGAATATATTAGGCAATTTAATAAATGGGAAAAATGACCTACAAATAATGATTGAATAAAAATCTGACCTATTTGAGATTATGTAATTAATCCTGATTGAGCTGAAAGAATAATAGTTTTAGATAAGTGGTGTGGATTTATAAAAATTCCTGTTCCACAAAGAATATTTTAATAATTAATAATAATATGAGAATAAACATAGCTTTACATTGTTTAGTAAGATATAAACAATATAATAAGTTAAAAGGAGGAAATAAAAAAAAGTATGAACAAATTAATAGGCAAATTACAGCAAGTTTTATACATATTTACTGATACTGACAAATAAAAAGTTCATATAATGCTCAAAAGAAAGTAACTTTGTGAAACGAAACTTATGTATTTGATGACAAGGATTGAAATTATAATTTAATCACATACTACATAACAGACAAAGACAGCTCACAAAGTTTTTTTGATGAAGCTAAAAAAAATAATATCAGAATTACTGAAAAAAAGAATAAATGAAAACATAAAAACACATTGAAACAAAACTACTATACTAAAGAAAATAGATACAACAGATATAATAAAAATAACACTAAAAAATAAATGAATAAATTTGAAGAATGTTTAATAGAATGAGAAAGATTTGAACTTTTTGTAGCTAGTATTTTATATGATACTTGAAGATTATATACTAAAAACCCTGATAAATATTGAATTGATTTATTATGAAAGGCAGGTAATGTTGAAGTGAAACTTGATACTAAATGAGAGGAAACTTGAAATCATTTTTTTGAAGTGAGTTATTGATTAGCTCCTAGTTGAGTTTTTAAATATGATAGTATGCAATATTTTGTTATTTGAACTTATGATGAGTTCTTCCTTTTAGAAAAGAATGATTTAATGAGAATGTTATTGATTTATTGAGAACAGAGATATTGATGAGATGATATGAAAAGCTTTTGATATATTGTTGCTAAGAAAGAGGTTAGAGAATGTGCTAGATTTATTTATAAAAAAACATAATGAGAAAAATTTGTTGTAAAAAATGTAAAACCTATTTTATTAAGCCTGAGAGCGATTTAGATATTATTAGGGTACTAGGAGTTAATTTATGCAGTAAAAGTTGTCGTAGGGCTTATATTGCTATGAAAAACAACGAAAAAAAAGAGAAGCTAATGTTGAAAAAACAAAAAGTGAAAATAAAAAAACAAAGCTCTATATCTTTTCTGACTAAAAAAGCTGACAAACTTTGGAGTGAGTGTGTTAAAATTAGAGATTGATATAAATGCCAATACTGTGATAAAACAGAATACTTAAATTCACATCATTTATTTACTAGGGCTAGAAAATCTACTAGGTGGGTTTTAAATAATGGTATTACTCTTTGTAGCTGACACCATACTTTAAGTTCTACATTTTCTGCACACCAAACTTGATTAGAGTTTTTTGAGTGGCTAGAAAAGAGAAAAGGTAGAGAATGGATAGATAAATTAAGCAGAGATAGTCAGGCAGTTATTAAGGTTACTCCTGCTTTTATACAAGAAAGGATAGAGTGATTGGAATTGTATAAAAAATGTATACAAATTAAATAGCTATACAAAGCAAATCTACGATATAATAAAAAAGATTTGACATTCTAACATAAAACAATATACTTAGATTAGTTCCTTAACATAGTCTAAAATAAAACAAAACAAGTACAGTAGAGCTTAGTGTTACTTATGTAGGTGGATTAGTTTAAATACTATGAGCTGTTTGATATAAGTTGTTATAAGGCTTCCTAAATAGGAGTGGCTGAGGTAATGTAAAACACATTGATTGAGATAATCATTAAGAGGGAAAACTGTATTGCAAACTGCTATGCTAACACTGTTGAGGTAAAATATGAGATTGAGAATGTAAAACATCTCCTTGCGAGTTATTCAAATATGGGTATAGGCTCTGTAAAAACCTATCAATAATCAATGTATTTCCAAAAGAGCAAGTGTTCCAAGTGGAGAGTGGTTAAGACCTACCATACAGAGTTTTATTTTAGATTATGTTAATGAACTAATTTTATTTCTTCATAATAATATATGAAAACACTATCTAAGGAGCAATTAGAATTACTGAAAAAACCCTTACCAAAGGAAGCAGTAAGTCCACACCCTACCAAAACATATTTATCAAGTATAAAAGCTATATATGTTACTGAAAGATTTAATGATGTATTTGGAGTATGAGTATGGAAAATTGAAACTGAGTTTATAGAAAAAGTGCAAGCAATGGTTGTTATAAAAGTAATTTTTACAGTTGCTGAATATAATATACATATTGAGAATTATTGAGGGAATGATAATGCTGATTTGTGAGATGCTTATAAATGAGCTGTTACAGATGCAATTACTAAAATTGGTAGTTTCTTATGAATAGGAGCTGATGTTTTTAAAGGTAAGCAAAAATGAGAAAGAACTGCTTGAACACCTTGAACACAAAACACAAATGAACTACCTTGGTTTGCAGATGAAAATTTAAAAACATTAGTAGACTTAGTTAAACAATGAAAGAAAATTACATTATTAGAGGTAAAAAATAAATATAGAATTGCAAAAAGATATAATGATGATTTATTAGAATTATGAATAATATAATGAGTAGAAACCCAATATTATATAGAAAGTTAGCCTTTAGTGTGTACTGTAATGCTAAGATTTGTGTTAAATGTTATGCTCTAAAAAATATAGAGGTACATCACAAAGATGAAAACATTGATAATCATTTAGAAGAAAATTTACAGATTTTATGTAAAAAATGCCACACAAGATTGCATAAAAAATGAATGATTGTTAGTGATAAGACAAGGAAGAAAATAGGTAAATCTCATTTATGATTAAAAAGAAGTTTAGAAGCAAGAGAAAAGATTAGATTATCCAAAATAGGTAATAAAAATGCATTATGAGCTGTGCGAAGTTTAGAAACTAGAAGAAAAATGCAACTATGAAAAAAAGGTAAAAAAATAATTCAATTAACAATGGATTGAGAAATTATTAAAGTATGGGACTATATAATAGAAGCTAAACGACAATTAAAACTTTCTAATATAAATAATTGTTTAAATTGAAGACATAAAACCTGTTGATGATACAAATGGAAATATTTTATTAATAACTTATAATTATGAAATTATATGAATTAGCTAGGGTTTATCAGGAAGCAATAAATACAGTAGACACTGAAACCTGAGAAATTACTGATGAAGCATTAGAATTACTAGACAAAACTGACAAGGATATTGAAACTAAATGAAAAAATATCGCCATTGTTAATCAAGAACTAGATAATAATATTGATGCTTTAGATATAGAGATAAAGAGATTGACACAGATGAAAAAGGTTATGAAAAATAATCAAACTAGACTAAAAGAATATTTAGCTTTTAATTTAGAAAAACTTTGATTAAAGGAAATCAAAACTGATTTATTTAAAATTGGTTTTCGTAAAAGTCAAATTGTTGAGGTTGATGAGAATATATTATTACCTGATAGATATGTTGTAACAAAAACTACACATACAGCCGATAAAAATTTATTGAAAAAAGCCTTAAAAGATTGAGAAGAAATAGAATGAGTTAAGCTTGTTGATAAGGAGAATTTATATATTAAATAAAAAAACTATGGAGAATTTAGAGAATAGTAAAATATTAATGAGTGATGATTATGCACTTTTCACTATGAGTGATAAAAATAGACCTGTTACACATTGACAAGTTAAAAAAATAAAAGACAGTATTGGTAAAATTGGTTATATAAATGAAGCCCCAATATTAGTTGATGAGAATTTAGTTATAATTGATTGACAGCATCGTTTTTCTGCCTGTAAAGAATTAGGATTACCTATTTACTACCAAATAGTAAAAGGAAATATGGAACAAATAATGATAGAATTAAATGCTAGTCAAAAAAATTGGACTTTGCCTAATTATATTAATCATTATGCAAAACAATGAAAAGAATGGTTTGTATATTTCTTAGAATTTCAAAAGAAATATGATTTACCAATTACAAGTGCAATGGCTTTATTAACTGATACTAAAAATAGTTGAAAAGCTATTAAAAATTGAGAATGATATAATGAATATAAATACTCAGAAATAATTGCTGAAATGGTAAATAGAATAGAATGATTTGTAGATTTTGCTAAAAACAGATATTTTCTTAGAGCATTAGTTAGAGTTTATATTAGAGCTTGAGTAAAATGATTATTAAAAGTAGAGGAACAAATTATGGTAGTACAAAGACAATTTAGTACATTAGATTATTGTATTATATTAGAAAATATTATTAATAGAAAAAAAAGAGCAAGAAACAGAATTGATTTAATTTGAATGTCTGATACAGCTAGAGGTTTGAAGTGAGCAAGTTTAAGAAAATAATTTATATATAATTAATAGAAAAATGGAAAATAGAAAAGTATATGTTGGTATAAAAACAAAATTTGAAACAATGGTGTTTATGATAGAAACAAATAAAAGTATAAGCGATATTAGAAATTTTTATGAAACATACTGAGCAATTACTGTTACAAATGACTGAAAGGATATAAAAGACAGCTTGGAAGCAATGACTTGAATGTTTATTGAATGAGATATAACTAGAGTTATAGCTAATTCTGATAATATAAAAGTTAAAATTTATGTAGATTTTGAAGATGCTAAAGAAGATGCAATATTTTGAGAAAGATTTAGTAGAATGGATATTGATGAAGATGAATGACTAGATAGTGATACATTAGAAACTTATGACAAATTACTTGAAACTATGAGAAATTGTTGAAAATTTACTAGAAAAGATATATCTAAAATGAAAGACTTTAAATATAAATTAAAGAATGAAAAAGATAAAGGAAAAAGACAAAAATTAATGAAAGAAAGCATAGTTAGTATTATGACTGCTATGGTTTCTAATGATATAATATAGTGAAAACAAAAGAAGTAATAGAATTTTTGGAAACCCAATCAAAAGATGTTGATTGGGTTATCCAAAAAAAAGAAACAAAGCAAGGTAGAAGCCTTGCACAAAATAGAACTTGGTATAAATTATTTTGAGCTATATCTAAACATTTATGATATAATGTCCAAGAAGTAAAAATATATATGTTGAGCTGATGCTTCTGAACAAAGAAATTGAAAATGAGTAAAGAGGAAATAGAAGTGCCTGTTATTTCAAATACATCTGATTTAACAAAAGAGCAATGAATATTTTTTATAGATACGATTATAGCTTTTGCAAAAATTAAGAATGTGCCTGTTGAAATAACAAGTGAAGAAGTGAGAAATTTATATGATAGCTACAAAGAATAATGTTAAATACAAAATACCTGACAGAAGTTAGGAAAAACCTATGATTTAGTCAAACTGAATTAGCTAATGCTATTTGAGTAAGAACTGAAACTATATGGAGATACGAACATAATACAGGAATAAACATACAAAATATTAAAAAAATTGTAGATGTTTATAATGAATGAAGAACTAATTGAGATTTTATTTGTAAATCTATAACTCAGTTTGAGTTGAAAGATTTTTTAATATAAAAAGATTATGATTTATTTAATTGCACTAGCTATTCTTATATGGGTAGCTATTAGCATATGACCATTGTGGTGTCTTGTTGTGTTGTTTTTATTTTGGTTATTAAGTTAAAAATTATGAAACAAATAAAATGGTTTTTAACAGAGGTATTTATAGTTTTAATTATAATTACTTTTATCTCTGTTAATATTTATTTATATGCAAAATCAGTATGAGCTTAAAAGATAAAATGAGAACACAAAGGTTGCTAGAATTATATGAATTAAATCCAAAACTTGTTCAAATTTTGTGAACAAAGGCAGTAAATATATTCCTTGCAATAATTATTAAAGGTAAAATAAAAAAGGCTATACAAAGGGCTAAAGATAGATTATAATAAAAAGAGTTTGACATTGTATCATAAAAGACTATAATGATTATGAGCTTAGGTAAATAACCTACTTATCTTAATTATTAATTAGTTACTTATGAGAAAATTTGATACAAAAGATATGACAATATTAGCAGAACATTTACTATGACTAAACAAAGCTAGTTGATGACTAGATTGAATTATCTTTACACTAGGCGATGTATATGATGATAATCAAACAAAGAAAGAGTTTAAGAATATGTATGGTATGACACCACTACAAGCAGAACAATTAACTGCTAGATTTATTAAATACCTAGAGTGATTTACTGAATAATCAATTATCCGAAATGATATAAAACTACATTTTAATTCATTATTTATAAATGAGAATGTCAATAGAAAAAATGATTGCTGAAACAGTAATCTCTGAATTAGAGAGTAACTCTAAGGTTGGTAAATTACTAACTGATAAACTACAAAATTTAGGTTTTGAGCCTCAAACTACAAAGATACAAGTTAGAAGACCACATAGAAAAACAGTTGAATTAAATAATCAACATTTCAAATTTGAAACAGTATTAAAGACTGCAATAACTTGAGCTAATATTGCTCTAGTATGACCTGCTTGATGAGGTAAAACTACTCTAGTAGAAAATGTAGCAAAATCACTAACTTTAGATTTTTATTCTAAGTCAGTATCTGCCCAAACTTGAATACACGAATTTTTCGGATATATGGAGGCAACTTGAAAATATATACCTACACTATTTAGAAAAGCCTACGAGAAAGGTTGAATATTCTTAGTAGATGAATTTGATGCAGGTAATCCTAATGTTCTAGCTTCATTAAATCAAGCTACTGCAAACTGAATGTGTGCATTTCCTGATAAAATGGTTTCAAAACATAAAGACTTTATAATTGTTATGGCTTGAAATACTTATTGAACTTGAGCAACTGCTGAGTATGTATGAAGAAATAAAATTGATTGAGCTACTCTTGATAGATTTGCTTTCATAGAGCTTCCTTATGATGAAAAAATGGAGCTTACAGCATCTACAAATAAAGAATGGTGTAAATATGTACAAAAGATTAGAAAGAGGGCAGAAACTAAAAAAGTTAGATGTATAATCTCTCCTAGAGCAACATTTATGGGGCAAGATTTATTAAAAGAGTGAATAGGTGTAGAAGATATTAAAAAAATGTTAATCTTCAAAGGTATGAGCCAAGATGAAATTAATCTAATAGATTTATCATTTGGAACAGCATCTAAAAAAAAGACAACTAAAAAACCTAAAACAGAAATTATAACAGATAGTGAATATGATAGTATGAGTGATTTAGAAAGAATACAAATAGCATCTGAGGAACTTAGAAGAACTATGCTACAAGAAAGAGTTAATAATTTTTAATCTTAAATATTATGAACAAAATAATTAGAAATGATTTTACATACTCTGAGTTTTTAGAGTATGTAACTACCACTAAAAGATTAGAAGATAATTGAAATGGCTCTGAGGAATGAAGTAGAGATTTTACATTAACTAATTCATTTAAAGAGGCTGTTGATTTAGCTAAGTATGGTTGGGATAGTTGATTAAAAATGTTAGAAGATATAGACTTAATAGCTGTTAATTGAAATTTAAGTACAGAGTTTGCTATTGAATGAGCTACTGTTGATGTTGCTAGATATGTAAATGGGCAACCTGATTGTATGATTAATTTTATAGATGAGATAGAGAGAGAAAAGCCACAAGTAACTATATATGTTCCTATATCTTATCAAGGTTGGGTAAATAGTGAAACTGCATCTAAATACTTAATAAGTGCCTTAAAGGTAATAGTAAAGAAAATGCAAACTCACGATGTAAAAGTATATTGAGTAATAGAAACAAGCTTAGAACACGATGACCTAGTTGTTGTAAAATTAAAAGATTTTGGGCAACAAATAGTATTAAATAATTTTGCTTTTGCTTTCCACCCAAGTTTTTTCAGAAGACTATGGTTTAGGTATCTTGAAACTAAGCCTTATTGGAGAGGTTGATATTGATGAAAAGTTAGAGATATTCCTAAAAAATTAATGAAGACACAAGTAGAAAAAAGCTATTGAGAAACTTGGTTTTTCCCTGAGATTAACTGACAAACTTTTGATGAAAAAGATATAGAGAAAAAAGGCTCTTAATTGAGCCTCTATTTTAAAAACTAATAAATAAAAATGGAAAAAATAAATCAAAAAGAAATATTTTTTAAGGCAAGTAGAAAAAAATCACAAACATACTGAGAATACAGACAAATCATAAAAAGTTGAGATTTAGAATATGATATATCTTGAGCTAGTGATGATGTAATATTCCTCCACCCTATGAAAGTAGATACTAAAAGTATTAGAATAGACTGCGATAAAAAGACAGGAGTATTTAGGTTGATGTTTTGAGTAAAAGAAGTATAATAAAAGTAATAAATGATAACAAATAAGTATGTATATAAACTTTTCAAATCATAGTATAGACAGGTGTATTGAAAGACACCCTGAAATAAAGAAGCAGAAAGTTAAAAAATATGCTATAAAAGAAGCTAAAGAATTTTTAGAGGCAACTCTGAGAGAATGGTTAAGTAATGCTTGAAAACAAAATAATCAATTAAGGAGAAAAAGTGATAGTAAATGAAAAATTACAATTACAGACTGAATACATAAAATAGTTTATACAAAAGTAGAGATATGAGAGATATTACTTATTACCTATGGATTTAAAGATGAGAATACACTTTTAGAATGGGAGATATTAAAGATGCTACCAAATTCATATAATAAATACAAGAAAGGCAAATATAGTAATTTTAATTAAAAAAGAATGAGAACAAATAATAACCTATCCCTAGACTGTCAAGATGCAGTAGATATTGGTTGAGATTACCAAGAGATAAGACAATTACAATGGAGTTTAAGACAAGAGTTTGATTTAGAAATAGAGGAGCAATTAATGGATTTAGTTATCAAGAATAAGTTAAGAATTTGAAAAGTTTGTTCTTTACATAGTGGAGAGAATTGATTTAAAGGTAATTTTTAATTAAACAGCTATGAAAACACTAGACATAATAATATATGCAGATAAAAGTATAGAGGTACTAGAAGATTTATCTAATCCTACTTTACACGAGATATCTCTTATTAGAAAAAGAGTTATGGTATGATTAGATATGGAACAATATAATGCCTATATCGCTTGTAAGATATGAGCCGAACGAGAAGCTTATATTGATAAGATTTTAAAATTAATTTAAGAACTATGAAGACAATAAGATTAGAGCTTTCAAAAGAGTTAAGTGAGAAATGATTATTAGATGATATTGAAACAGAGTATTATTTTTATAAAAATCCAAATTGAGAATATGCGATAATCTATTACCCTGATGACCCTGAATGGATAAATGGATATAAGGCTTTAAATTTAGAAGAAGCGATAGAATTTATTTGAAAAAATATGTGTCAAATGAAATTACTATATCCTAATGCTTGAAAATGGATTATGGATTTACAATTTGCAGAAGACAATATTAAATGAAATAGTTTAATAGAAGTATTTGAACAATTTATAGAATATTTATTAACTGAATGAATGATATGAAAACAATAGCAATATGAATAGGTATATGAATAGGTATACTGACTGGAGTAGTTACATATTTATTAATAGCAAATGTAAATATAGTCAAAAATGAAGATGTATGCACTCAAGAATTAAATACATATATTTGTTGAGAAGCACAACTTGAAGAATGAAAAACTTATAATATTAAAAAAATTTATATAAAAGAATTATGAAACTAATCCTAATAACCCTACTCCTAATCCCAACTATAACATATTCTAGTTATGAAATGCTAGAGCTAACTTTTATGTTAGAAGATTTAGGAGTGCTAAATGAGAGTGAAGTGTTTAATTTAATATTTGATGAATTATTTTATGACTAAAATAAAAGAAGTATGTGCAACTTGTTTTACTAATAATGTAAACACAATGTGAGAATGTGAATGTAGTTATTGAACTTGAAGAATATTAGAAATAGATAAAAATACTCTTGATAAAATATATTACTTACAAGATAAATGATTTAAAATTTCATTACAGAATGCAAGACAAGTTTTAAAATGTGATTAATAAAGTGAACTGTGATTATTTAATAAATAGAGAGAGTGAAGATTTTAATTGATAAGATAATGAAATGACTGAAAAAGAATTAGAAAAAATTATAGAAAACTCTAAAGGATTATTATCTTTAAAAGCTAATTGGGACGATGAATGAGCTATACCTATTAAAAAAGAGATTTGGAATTTAGCAATAAAAACATTAAGAGAAATTTATAAAGATGATATTTTAAAAAAATTTACCGAGCCTTGTATATCTCCTACTATTAATTGAGGTATAGATATTTCTTGGATAACAGATGATTATTCAATATTAATATGAATTTTTGAAGATGAGGATATTTCTTATAGTATTTTAACTTTTGAGGGTAAAGATATTATTAAAGAATTATGATGAGAATACACTAAAGAAAGTATAATAAGAGATTTTAAATTGGTTAATTAGTTTATTTAATAAATAGAATATATTGAAAACCACTATGTACATATCTTCCACTTGATATATTCAAGAAACAGCTAAGAATAATTACATAGAAAAATGAGTTAGGAAAGTAATGACTATTGATTTTGATGATGAAGCTTGGGAAGAATATAAACAAACCAAAGCTTGAAGTATAGAAAGGAGAGATATGCTAGAAGAAAAAACATTGGAAGCAGTTGCTAATATAATTAATAATAAGAACAAATGAGAGAAACAAGAAAGCAATTAATAGAAATACTAGAGCCTTATATGGATAAGACTTTAAGTGAGGGGTGTTGGGTAGAATATAGAGATAAATATTGAACAGAAAGAACTATAATGTTAGATTGAAGACACCAAATATTTAGTGATAAATTTTCAAATTATGTTTTAAACTGAATACATAAAGTAGATTTATGTATCACTTGTACTGATATACAAAATAGAGAATATAGGAGAGAATACATACCCACTAAAATACTAGGACACTATGATATAACAGCAGTATTGAAGTATATAAATAAAAAATGATATACTATAAATAATTCTGAAATAAGAGGGGACTGAATAATAGACTGAAAAGAATATGAAGATAAATATTTTTGACATATTAAATATAGACCACTAAATCTTTACTCAGAACAACAAGAAGCTGATTTACTTGAATTATTAAAGAAGCTTAGATAATATCAATAGAGAGTGTAGAAAAATATCTTAATAATTTAATAAAGAAATAACTATGAGAGAAACACCAATAGAAGCAATAGAAAGAGTTGCTAAAGATATGAAATTATCTGAACATAAATTAATGAAACAAACCTGTAAAAAATGTGAGCAAGCATTCCTAGACTTAATAGCTACTCAATGTTGAATTGAAAATGCTTTAGAATGTTTTACTAATGATATAGAAACAGATATATGTATTAAGTGCTTAGTTAGAATATGAAATAGATATATGGATTAATTTTTAAACAGAAATAATGAAAAATATAGATTGGAATAATTTATCAAGAAAAGAAATATATGAATTATGAGAAGAAGCAGAAGAATGGGGGAGAGAAGTTATTTGTGATGAAATATTACTTATACCTAATAAATATAAGCACGATAGTTGATATGGTTGTGTAGATATATTTTGATTTGATAGAGAAAATAATAAATTATATTTAGATAGATACCCCCACGATAGTATACAATTTGATTATTTTTCTGATATAAAAGCTAGTGATTTATGAATTGATTTTTATTTTAAATCAAAGGCACAGAGGATATTTTTAAAGAGAACTAAAAAGAAAAAATTTAAGTATCGTGCAAAATTAAGTACAGTTTATATTGAAGTAATTGAAAATGAATAAACAACAAATTACAAAACAAACTCAGAAACAATTATCTGAATTAATGGTAGAAGTATTTTTTGATTTAATATAATAACTAAACAATTATGATATGATATATGGATACTAGGAATTGGTTATCTGAAGATGAAGTTGTTACTAAATTTTTTTCTTGAGAATGTGCATTAATAAAAATTAAAGAATTAAAAAGATTACAAAAAATAGAAGATAAATACAACTCTATTAGAGATATTATAACTTAATATAGGAATAATGAGATTAATACATTGAGAAGCATTAGATATATTGTCTAAGTGAACAGATAATAGTATAGAACTAATCCTGATTGACCCCCCATATAACACTATTGCAAGTAAATGGGATAAATATGTTGATTTTAATAAATTCTTTGATATAGCTTGGAAAAAATTAAAACCTAATGGAAGCATAATAGTTTTTGCAAGTTGAAGTTTTACTCCTAGAGTTATGATGAGTAGCATAAATGAATATAAGTATAAATATACTTGGATAAAAAATAATTCTACAAATTTTGTACATAGTAAAAATAGACCTATGACAAAACACGAAGATATACTTGTATTTAGTAAAGCTCCTATGGGGCATATATCTCAAATATGAGAAGAAAGAAGAATGATATATAATCCACAAGGGCTTATTAAGATAGATAAGAAAATTTCTTGAAATAATTTTGGAACTATTGCTTGACATAGAC